AACTTATACTGTGAAGTAGATCCATAAGGAAGAATATTGTGCCACTCGATAAAACGAGCACGTGCAGTTCCGATTAATTGTGCATTAGAAACTGTTGCCGCATTACCACGATTAGAAGAGCCAGTGATACCATCATAGATGTTAACTAATGTACCAGTATCGATAGTCGGTACATAATTTAAGTTAGTTACAATAACATAACTTCCAACAACTGGTGTTATTACAGAATCGATTGCCTGATCATAATCTCTAGCCTTTGGTACTGTTATGTATGCAGTAGCAGGATTTTCAAGTTCTGCTCCAGAAACATATGCTCTTCCAGCATCAATACCGATAGCAAGATCACCTTCATTACCAGTTAATTTTATACCACGATTGTATACTGGATTTTCATCATATTGCCAGTTAACACCGCTATTACCTGCACCATCATATGCTGAGCCAGAAGTATGAGTTGGAGGAGTAGTTACTGAAGATGCGCTATTTTTAGCAGTATATGTATAACCGCCATATGTAACAATATCATTAATTAGATATGCACTATTTTGAGCCCATGCTCCACGATCATTATTACGTGATTCACGAACATCTACAGACCATCCATTAACAGTGTAGTCACCATTAGTATCGAATGTTCTTCTTTCCATCTCATTTTGAATCTGAGTATAGATTATATTATATGCAGTTTCTTTAACAATGGTATTAACAACACCACCAGTTACACGAATCAATTCTACGAAGTTCTGATCATCAGTTGAATCCAACGATCTCTTAGATAATGTTAAATCAATAAAGTAACGATGAGCACCTGGAGCAGCAAAGTTATAACTATTCTGCGCATTATCTAAAAGAGTTTCATCATCTTCTGCAGTAGTAATATTTTCTGATACATTCAATCCAACACGATATGATGGAGAAGGGTCATATTTGTTTAGTGTGATTGCTTGTGTATCGCAAAGAACAAAATGTCCATTAATATAATAGACACCTCTCTCGATTGTAGCCAAAGATCCTTTACCTGTAGCTGAAGTTGCCTGTGTTTGAAAATACAAACCAGTATCAGTATGAAGAACTTCATTACCAGCAAAAACTTTTTGCGTAGTATCAGTTGCAGAATTTAAATAACGAACATAAAGAGTTGTTGGATCTGTATCTTCTGCTCGTTGTGCCTTGATAACCTGCGCCTTTAATCCACTTGAACCTGTGATAACTAAACCTTGCAAAGAATCAATAAATGTAGCAACGGCTACACCATTATACAATGCCTGTAGTTTAACATAATCAATACCTTTTGTAGTATTAGTAATAGTTTCAGCAGATACCTGTCCAGGTATAACCATAGCACCTTGTTTGAAAATATTATCGCCATGGCGAGTAATCTGATTCTGAAGGATTGTCTGGAGTTGTGTTAGTTCACGTGCCTGAACAGCAAAAGAAGGACGAAACAAAATTCTATAGAATTTTTTGTCTTCATCGAAATCATCATTATACGGTTCGGTATTAAAATCTAGCATTCTTTTTCTTCTTTATGTTAGTTACTATTATTTATTAGAATTTGATAACAGTTCTCAAAGTAACAGTCTGGTCTGCTGTAGGAGTAAATGCTTGTTTATTATCAATAAACAAGATGTGTCCTGAGTATTTATCTGCCGTTGGAGTAGTGACACCAGCTGCACTAAATGTTTGTGCCACAGAATTTAAAAATACAGATCCAACAGTAGGAACAGCATTATCTATAGATTGGAGTAAACAAGAAGTTGTTGTTAGTGCAACAATTGTAAATCTTGGTCCAGTTAGAGTACCCAGTCTTACTTGCATGTCTTGTGTAAAGTTTGTAGTATTCATAGAAGCAGTTACAACATAGCATGCAGATGCTAGCGCACTTTTTAGGTTTCCATAAGAACCAAACTGTCTGGGATTTTTAATTATACCAAGTTGTCTGAAATCATTATTAACATCAAATCCTTGATTTCTATCTTTAGAAATATTAGTATAAAACATCAATGTATTGGAAAACATACCAGTAATAGGGTCTTTACCGTGACCACCATATGGTGCACGAACTGCTCTGGCTGATGCTCCATATCCAGAACCTGATATAGAAACATTTGCCCAACGATAACCAGTACCGTAATCAACAACAGTTAACTTTTTAACAGCCCCATTTACAACAGTAGCTACTGCACTAGCCCCTGTACCGTCACCAGTAACAGTGACAGTAGGAGTACCACCGTACCCAAAACCTCCAGAAATAACTGGGTATGCCATAATACGACCATCAGGTGTTAACAATTCAGTATTCGCTTGAAGTGTATTAATATCACCTGGAGATAGATCTGCAGTTAAAGAAGCAAGAGTACCATTACCAGTAACAGTTAAGTTAGCATATGTATATCCAACACCACCATCGTCAATCTGCACACCATAAATCTGCCCATTGTTTAATATAGGAATTAGTTTGGCTTCAGATTTTATACCTGCAAAATAACCTGTTCCACCAGCACCACCTGAAATCGGAGAGAACGATATAGATGGTAGTGTAGAATAACCAGCACCATATTTTAGTGTAACAGTACCAGTTGCAGGAGAGCCAACATATGTTAATGTAGCAGTTCCATTAACAACTGCTCCAGAAGTGTGGGTTGGTGTAGTAGATGCATGGGATGTTCCTGCACCAGTCACAGTATATAATCTAGTTGAAAAATATACCTGTTGTCCGACAGTATATACAGTAGAATTTGTGAATAAAGTTCCAAATCTTACAGTTGGAACGCTAGTAAAATCAATTCCAGAATTAGTTATGTATACTCTTTGTACAGAAGTACCATTCATAATTGAAGAACCAACAAATCCAGAACCACCTCCACCGATTAATGTTACAGCTGGAGCAGATGTATATCCAGCGCCAGAAGTTGCCATAGTAATATCATAAATACTGCCATTAAGAGTAACACCAGTTATTACACCACCAGAAACTATTGGTGTGCCAGTTACTCTTGAACCAATATATTTTAGTGCTGCAGTTCCATTGGCAACAATTCCAGATTTATGAGTTGGAGCAGGAGTTGCTGTGGTGCCAGTAAGAGTTGCAATATAAATGTTATTGTCATGCTCCACTAATTGTCCAAGAAGAATACCTATGTTAGCAACCCAGCTATTTGCACCATTGAAAGGAGGGGACATTAAACATGTGGCTCCACCACTATATCCAGTACCTCCAGCAGTTATATTAACACCAGTTAGTAATAGAGGATCTGACGCTCTATATCCATCACCAGCAACTGAAATGCTTGCTGTGGTATAATTCTGACCACCATTCTCAACAACTATGTTTAGGATTTCGCCATCAGAATAAAACTGAGATCTTAATGCATTAACAATAGGCATATAGACATCAGTCAAGAATTTATTGCGCAGAGCAATTGGAATACTATACAAATATTTCCACATATATCCGTCTGGCATGATAACAGGATCTACAACAGTACCAATTGGTTTGTAAGTAGAAATCGCATTATTGTTGTTATCAAGACATTTATATACGTTGTATTCATCTGTCATTACATAACAGTTAGTGTCTTCTAATTTTTGAGTTCCAGAAGGTGCTTTAGTGATAACACCAAGTGCAGCAGCACCTTCTCCGCCACCACCTAAAATATTAACTGTTGGAGCAGTTGTATAACCTCTTCCACGAGAAGTTAAAATTATTGATGTAACAAATCCATCTGTTAGTTGTGCTGTTGCAGCAGCACCTGTACCACCACCACCAGTAATAGTTACACTTGGTGTATCTGAATAACCATATCCACCAGAGATTAAATTAATACCTTGCAGTTCATCACTATATTGATCATCATACATATCATAGATTGTACCAGAAATCCAGTCTCTGCGTAGAATGACGAAAGCCACGTCTGTGGACTTTATCTCCTTCATTGTAATTATTTCGTTACGTGTTTGTAACTCATAGTCAAAACTATCAATAGGCAGTGGAGGTGTATCCGAATCTGCCCAACTGAGAGATTTTCCTAAGAAATAATAGTATCGTGATGTACGATTCTGAAGTTCATTATACAACCCTTCTGCAATCGAATTGTGTAATGGTGATTTCAGTAGTGATGCCATTTAGATTTTCCTAGTTTAGGATACAGTAACTTTCCATGTGATGGCGATAGAATCACCAGCAGCTTTACTAACAACTGGGAAGGTTGTACGACACATCATAGTACCAGCAGCTGCACCAGCTGAAGATGGGTTAAAAATTCCCGCTTCAGTAATAGATCCAGTACCAGTACCAGCTGGGAATGTAGCAGTCGCAGTAACTTCATTACCAGAAGCACCACCTGCAGAGAAAGAAGAAGTCGCAACACGACCAGCCTCAGATGACAAAGCAGTCTGAGTAGCAGCTGGGGTTGTAGTTCCAACACCAATAGCCATTGTGTTCATAATCTGGGTAGAACCAGAAGTCATACGTTGTGCAATATATGCTTTACCAACAGTCATAACGAGATTCTTTACACTACGTGTTTCTTTAATCTTGCCTTGTTTATCGGTAACAACAATTTCTACATGCCCTGTTGCTTTTATATCATGTTCGTTTAAATTCATAAGAATCTCCTATTGAGTGATTTGTTATACACCAGCCCCAGTAAAGGTCTGATATCCGTATCCTTGCCCTGCAACATATACAACTCCAACGTATAAACCATCATCATGCAAGAAATAATCTCCTGCAGCATATGGGTTAAGATCTAAAACACCACTCTCACCACCAGTGGGTAAAGTAATACTGTTATCGCCAGCATATGTAGAAGTACCAACAATGTAGTACTGACTATTTAGGGTAGTCGTTACAGATAATGCAGGGTTTGTTCTATTTAGGTCAGATGCGCTTGAGGCATCTGTATCTACCATAGTAACAGATTCATTATCTGTCGCAATTCCATCTACTAGATAATGGCCAGCACTTAGTACTTTATCACTATCAATTGTTGAAATGCCAAGTCTAGTACCTAGAGCACCACCATAATTTTCTTCTACCATGGTAGTTGTATTACTATCTAATACATTATCATAGTTAAATGTGTTGTTATAAAGTAACTTAGAAACATCTAAAATTGGCAGAGTTCTACCTAGATCTGCAGTATAACCTGTTTCAGTTATTGTAACAGATTCATCGTCTGTCGTAGTTCCATCATTAATAAAGTGCCCAAGACTTAAACTCTTAGAGAAGTCAAATATATTTGCGCCCAAACGAGTACTAGCATCAGCATAAGTTGAAGTGAGTTCGCCTGGAGTTACATCCTGCGATTCTGTCACTAAATCATAATTTAATGTAGTACTATCAATGGGTTTTGATACATCAAGATACGGAAGTGTTCTTGTTAAATCATTCGCATATCCAATTTCTGTTATAGTTACAGACTGTCCATCAGCGTAATTATCGTAATTTAATGTAGTATCATCAATTGGTTTTGATAAATCTAAATACGGGACAGTTCTAGTG